ATGGCTGGTTTTTATCGAACCAATTTGGGAAGAGTCGCGCTTCAACAACGTAATATTGCTTTAAATGCCAAACAAAGACGTTTACTTCTATTAATTGATCATGAAGATTTTCAAAGTCTCAATACCGAGTTTAAAAAACGCATTGCTCCACCAGAACTCATTCAACAACTTATTGACTTAAAGCTTATTGCCCCTATTAGCGAAAACGATTCAGAATTTACTGAACAAATACCTCTCTCAGAATCAACTACCACGAGTTTAGAAGTAAAAGCGCAACAAAAAAGCACAATAGATGAAAATGAAAGTACTGATTTGACTGGAGAAATTAAAGTTTCTCTAGAACCATCATGCCATTCTTCAAATATTGAAAATACTCAGCCACCAATTCCTGTTCAACAACTTACTTTTGAAGAAATACAACTATTAATGAAACAAAGCTTAAGCCAATACTGTGGGCTTATGGCCAAACCACTTATTCAAAAAATAGAACAAATTAAAAATCTTCAAGAACTAAAAATGTGCCAAATGCAATGGATTACCAGTTTGCAAGAGTCAAGGATTCCCCCTCATGAGCTCGCACATACGCTTCACTCTATTAATTATTCAATTCAGCTCATTCAGCAAAAGAACTAAAACATAACAAGCTGCTGTTTAATTAAGCATTAAATTCACTTGGTACGTATTTCGTGCTTTACCTGCAAGTGTTTTTTTCCTATGATGTGCCCCACACATGCGCTCGTAGCTCAGTTGGATAGAGTACAGGTTTCCGAAGCCTGGGGTCGTGGGTTCGATCCCCGCCGAGCGCACCAATCTATTTTATAAAATCAATAACTTATATATATTTTGGCGTAGATTTGGCGTAATGCGCTTTTTATCCACAGGTTTTTGACCTAATTTTGCTTCTTATCAAAGGTCCATCTTTTGCCATTGTAAGTCACAGTGCCATCTAAATTAATGGTCAACTCTTTTAATGAGTAGTCATAGATTTTAAGAACATTCCCGTTCTTATCTAAATCAGCGGGTAGATTGCAAGTATTTTCCATCCTGCCCGCTTCCGAAACCATGATCATGACTTGCGACATCACAAAGCCCTTACACAAATCGAGACGTTCACATTACTATTTATAGTGTGAGCTGTGCAACCTGAGAAGATTAAGCACAGCAATGTGATGATCGATGCAACTTTGGTACGTTTGCACATATAAGTTACTTCTTTAAAAAGAGTGCTCGTTCTGCTTCTCGGCGACGAACTAGACCTTTCAAAACTTTTCCGCCTGCCTTATTCCAGACAAGGAATTGATCAGCAGCGCCTTGATAGTCACCTTTGTTGAGTTTCTTTAACAAAGTCGAATTCTTAAATGCACCTGAGCCGATGTTATAAGTCAGCGATACCAAAGCATCAAACTGGTTTTGACTTAAAGGCACTATCACAGATTCATTTACAGTCTTTTCAAATTTGGCCAAGTCGTGTTTGAAGTAGGCTTTAGCTTGCTCAGGTGTACAAGTATCCCCTTTTTTTACCTTCACGCCATTAGGATAAACTGTTGTGCCAGTACCAATGGTCCAAACCCCTACACCATCATCGTAAGCATTGAATCGCGTGCCTTCAAAACTAGTTATTAAATCTATACCATCATCACTTGTAGTTTTTCCACCTGGTGCAAGTTTATCGACCACCTTATTTAGTTCGTCTACTTGTGCTTGTGTAAGCTTGCCGCCTGCAATAACTCGTGCAGCATCAAAGAATGGTTTAGTTGTCATTGGATTCACCTTTCTTTTTCTCTAATTCAGAACTACCAAAATAAAAGCCGCATGCTGTTGTCATAGCCCCAGCAATAAAACCCAATGCCGTATTAATCAGATTGCTATTTTCACGTGGCATATCCACAAAAAATAAAGCAATCACTAGAACAAACATTAATCCCACCAATGCGAAAGCTAGATAAGCTCGGGTATTTTCACTGTTCATCGTCCTGCTTCCTCTAACCGTGATACTTTTTCTTTAATTAAAGATTGATCTTGGCTTAATTGAATAATTGAAGATCCAACCCAAGCGCACAGCGAAAATACGATTCCTGCAAATATTCCTAGCAATACACGCAGCACAGAAATTCCACCATCTTGCGCTGCTGTGCGGTTTTCTAAATTGGCGACTTTGATATCCAATGTATCGATATCCTTTTTGTTCTGTTCGCTAGTCTCTTTGTGTGCTTCATTAATAAAAGTCAGTCGAGTAACATGATCTGACAACATGCGAATATCACTCTGAATGGAGTCGATTTTCTTTTCAAATCTCAACCCGTATGATTCATTTTCAGTCATGCCTTCCCCCTTTCGTTTAGGCAATAAAAAAGCACCCGAATTGGGTGCTCAAAGTTCTCTTAAGGTTTAAAGGGTTTGTAAGATTTTCCCTCCGTTAATCAATTGAGTTGTAAGCGGTGCCACCCCAACAATTGCAGGTCCACCCGGCCCCGGCTGACCTTCAGTTGTGCCATGGTATTGCCAGTTCCACGTTCCATCATTGGTGGATTTGGTGCCACGTTGGCCCCAATTTCCGCCATCACCTGATAATGGAGATCCATAACGATCATTTTGGGTTCGGTAACCTTTACCGGGTACCGAAGCTTCGGCATCGGTTACTTTGACAACCATAAAGTCACCATTTAAGTACCAACGCCAGTCTTGTGAATCGTTAGTAATAGGTTGTCCGGTCATAACCCGACCAAAAGGTGCTCCAGCTCCACCGGGAATACCCTGAACTCCATACGATAATCCTGTATAAATACCGCTTGGTGTTGCTCCACCACCTGAGCCGCCTCGAGCCAGAGTTCCACCATCAATAATCAGGTTTAGTTTACTGTGCCGGTTTAATAGACCGGGTGCTCCCTGAAAACCATCACGACGGGTTTTGGTAAAGTTGTAATCCGGATCGGTAGACCATGCACCAAATGCCAAATGTGGCAATCCTCCATCACCACCACGTCCAACAACAGCACCTTTAATAGTCAAATTTACCACGAGATCAGGTGGGAACTCACCAGTATCAATAGCAGGTAATTCTGATGCAGCTGGAACGATATACTCTCGTTTTGCAGGACTAGAGTTATAGTCGAATTTATAGACAAATCTGGTTTCCGGTCGATAAGAACTTGAACTTGAAACTAGTGCACCTGCTTCAACTACAAAACTGATTTCTCCAGTCGTTGGCAAATCCCCTCTTTGCATCTGATATAAACGTGCCAGATTAATATCCAGCTGGTCATATCGAATGTAAATCGGTGAATCATCAACCGGCACATCAATAAAGTCCTTGTCATTGAGGTAATAACGTTCATCGTAATTAATTGCAGTAATGGTATTAGAGAACTGGTCAGCCGGTTCTCTTTTTGCAACCAGATAAGGCAGTGAGCCTTTGGTATCGTCATTAACTACGGTGTAGATAGTATTCACAAAGTCATCGGGACTAAGCTTTAAGGCCCCGTTCGGTAAACGCCCTAAAACTACTTTGTTCTTGGCTGAACCCGGCGTAACGGGAATCAGGTCCACGGTACCATCCCCCATTTGCAGATAGATCACATAGCTCTTGCCTGCAATGAAATCGACATCATGGCTTAGGGTGAGAATTAAACCTTCTTGCTGTACCACCTCGCCGCTTTGATGAATACCATTGCGATAATCCGCTACAGCAATCCGGTCACGTAAAACCAGTAATTCTGATTCTGGTGCCGCATCAAAGGTAATGGATTTGCGCTGGAAGCGAAGCTTGTTCCAAAGCCGGTACGCATTAAAATGAGCTTGCCACTTGTTACGCACACCTACAGATTTCACCTCTTTGGGGTTCTTGGCCCCTTTATCCGGTAGATAGATATTGATACGACTATCGTCGGCCGGATCCGTGTATTCATAGATCAGTCCATCGTAGTCATCCATCACGCCAAAGGTAAGATCATGCTTGTAACTATCAGGAATAATATTCCTGAAGTTAAATAGCATTACCGAGTTATCAGTTGGACGTTCAAAATAAAGCTTGAGCTTATTATTTTGACGATATGCAGTACAAAACACGGCATCACAAAGATTGGTGACCAGCTCTTCAAAAGACAGGTTTGTATCATCAATCGTAGTACAGAACTCAGCCGCAAGTGGTGTACCAAAATAATCAACTACATCGTTATAAGTCCGATAGATATTTTCCAGATCTATTTCGTCAATCGTACGGCGGCCAATCTTGTCGTCCAGTGCCATTGAGACCAGCGCATCAGCAAAGCTAGACGTTGGATATAGCTCTGTTGTAATTGCCCCGTTTTTATAAGTCGGCAACATGCGCTGAAGATCAAAATTGATCTTGCGGGACTTAACAGATAAAGCTCCGGTCGTTGCATAAGTACGTGCACGAAAAACCGTTTCATGTTCATACACTGTGCTTTGCAAAGGATACGCACCGTAAAGCGCCTGCCACTTTACTTCATCTACTACCGTTGTAACCGCCGGTGTTGGTGTTAATCGGCGTGCACGGACACTACAACGCCCCTGAAACGTGACCATATCAAGTGTTGCGCCAACGGTCTGACGTGACTTTGCCGAACCTTTCAAAATGATCTGCTTCAGCATCGGATTACCAATCGCTGCACCAGATTCATTTACAGGTGTTACTTCAACTTCAATCGTGACGTTAACAGCGGCCTGATTCCCACCTGAAGAAACGGTATAAAGTCCATTGGTAGCCACAAAATTACACAGCACCCGGCTACGTTCAACATTGTCCAGAATGAATGGACCAATCCATTTTTCACCTATTGAACTGATCTTTGGTGACAAAGCTGCAGTTTGTTGGTTATTTAACTCTTTAAGCTTTAACCAGTTAGCATTAACGGTCGCCGGATTTGATAACGTCATACGGTCATCAGCTACCGATAGAACGCTATAAGTACCATTTAAATCAAAAGTCTGGCCATTAAACGTGAATGAGGCATTGGTGATTTCTACGCGGTCATTACTTACAAACTTAGTGGTTAAATCTGTGTTGTTTGCCGTTGCCCGAAGGATCTCGTTTGGATATGCAAAATGAAGATAGTTCGTACCTTCTAAAGACTGTGTATCTGCTGGACGGAGAACTTGGCCATTAACAGAAGTTTGATGCTGAACCGTTAAGGGTGGAGTTGTAATTTCGGTACCAAGCGAGAAATATGGCTCACCCGAGACAATATCGACACCTGGTCGAAAGACTTCTACCGATGCGCCGGCAATATCGACAATGTTGGTTTCACCGTCATAAGCACCATTAATTTTATAATGGCCACGACCAATACAGCCCACTACATGCTCAACTTCAACGTTGTTTTCATATACCTTGTAAGGTACTGCGATTAGGTCGGGAGTATTCCACCCAGCTCCATAGTTATCAGCAATACGACCATTCACCCGGATCTTGTTTTCACGGTTAGAAAGTTCATTGTTTGCCGAAGAAGACTGGTTAGTATTTTGAGTCGTTTGTGCTATTGATGGCGTCGGCATTAAAAATGCGATCGCAATACTAATCACAATCGAAACAATAGCCGCGACCCATTTAGGGTTCTCAACAACGATAAAAGTGCCCGGTAAGAAATCAAGCTGCTTTAAGTCATATGCATTCTTCGGTGTGACTTCATTCGCAAATGAAATTTCGGCATGATCCATATTGCTTGTAGTATGAAAGATACGCACATGTTCAGGCATATGTTCATATTTTGAAGTGAGCCATTGCCCAATGGTTTGAGCCTGTTCAATTGTCTTTTCTTCAGACAAAGCATCTTTTTTATAAATAACTTTAATCATAATAACTGACCCGATTAAACCCCATTCCCATCACGACCTCTTCAGGCAAATAAGTGACTCCGCTTTCCATGAGGTGAAGAATCTTTTGCCCACGAAAAAGCCCCACATGCGGGGGCTTATTTCTTTGTCTGGGATGGAAGGCGACTATGCAGCCTTCCTTGGGCATGGGCAGCGGATTTAAGAGTTTTAATCTTGATGGTAGGAATGTAATTTTACCTTTAGGTTGCATGAATAAATCCAAAGCTTCACGCCGATCTATTCCATATAAATCTAAAGCAGCTTCATGGGCAAAATGTACACAGTTGTACTGCTCTTCATCGTATTGCTTATCAAGTAAATGATCATGACTTTTCATACAGCTCCCTTCAGACCACTAAAGCGATCCAATGCAAAAATATCTCCAGTCTTCGCAGTATTTAATCGCGGCGATTCAGCCTTGAATGTCACAGCTTTATGGTTCATGGCAACACTGGAGAGTTGCAGTCCAAGTAAATAAAACATTGGAGAGTTCAGATTGTCTGAACTGTAAATACGGTAATTTACGGTTGGCTTTACATCTGGATATTGCCCTTCGATTACCCGTTCAAACTCATCAGGCATCACATCACCTAGACCAGAGATAGAAACGGTTAATGTCTGGTCCAGATCACCCAGCATTCCGGATCTTTGAATAGATGCTGGCAAAAATTCATAATAGACCTGACCGGATCCCTCCTTATGTTGAACATAAACACCTCGGTCATCATTACGGACTATTCGGTATGTATTCATAAAAGAAGGATGAGAAAGCTCAATACACTCCAATTGATAGACATCAACTTTTCGATTGAAAAAGAATTTGGCATATTCGTTATCCATTAGACCTCCCAATCTTTAATTAATGCTATATCTGCAGCAAGGTTAGGTTGGTTTTGAACAACTTCGAGCTGTGCATTTACCCGGTAAAGGTTGCCATTCACTTCATTGGTCTTGAACGAGTTGGGAATGAAATTGCATAGATATTGCTGACGTGCTCCCTGATCAATCACCAGATCCGCATAGAATGAGGCTGGCTTATTCTGGTAGATCCGCCAGAAAGCCATCATTCTATTGAAATCGGTTTTACTTAAATTCCAGTTCACATCAACAATGTGGCTGTTACGTTTTACATCGATGTAATAGCGACCACGACCGCCATCCATCTGCTGACGTTTCACATCATCACCTGGTGTTACGCCATAGCCGCTGGTCTGAGGATTTAGCTTTAACTTGTACATAACTTTCCTTCAGGTAATAAAAAACCACCCCGAAAGGTGGTTTTATTGATTAACGATTCCGTCTTGCTGTCGTATTCTCAGTCAAAGACCGACTAATGGTTGAGTTTGGATTTGCGATTTGATCACTTACAAGCTTAGGTACCGTTCTTGGAAGCTGCTTATCCAATTCATCTTTAACAATGATCCGGACAGTTTGCTCATCCAGTTGTTCGGCTTCAACTGTCGCACCACTCACCTGATTAATCACTTCAATTTTAAAATTGATTGTCGGTGAAGCAGGCTCAATTGAAGGCATAATTTCAGCTTGAGGGCGTGAAGTACGTCCTAAAGTAAAATCCTGAACATCATCCAGATTTGAACGATCCTGAACTAAACCATTAGATGAGAAGTAGACCTTGCCATCATGGAATAAGTCGGAATTTGCCGAAGACGCTAACTTAGGTGTGTCTCTATTACCTTTATAGATAATCTGAGTATCTTGAACCGGTTGATTAAAGATGTCAGCTTGCTTTTGGCTTTCTATAAAGGCACTAGAGCTCATCATTGCACGGCGCATGACACTATCAGCTGAGGCATTGTTATTGAGAAAAGCTTCAGGGTTTGCACTCTTACGCATTTTCTCGACTAAGCCAACACCGCCCCATCTTTTAATGTCTTCTTGGGACCATACAATCTCGCCTTTGTGCACAGCTCCAGCAACTTCATATTTCCCACCTCGACCAGTGTAACCACCATCAGCAAAGCCTTGATCTTTGATTGCACGGATGTTTGCAATAATGCTAGCGCCTTGAGCAACCGCCCCAGCAATCAACGGTAAATTAAGAGGAAAACCTACTTTTGAAGCTGCTGCAATATTTTGCTGAATGGCAATACCTGCAGCTGCAATCGCATATGCTTTATCTGCAGCGAACATAATCTTATATGCTTTCGATTGCTCACCAAACATTGAACCAAACATCGATGTGAGTGAACCCATCATGTTCCCACCAAAAGCAATTATGGTATTCAGACGATCTTGTTGATACTTATCTTCAATATCCTGAGCATTCTGAGCATATTCGGCAGCAATCTGATTACGTTGATCTTGAGCAGCTTGAATGATAGCTGTTTTCCGGTTTTCGAAATCCTGTTGCTTAATGAGCCCTGCTTCCATTTGAGCATCAAGACCATCTAAAGAGTTTTGCTCATTCAGATCAGTAGCAGCAAACTGACTATCTGCTAAATCATTTGCAGCATTTAAGCGGCTAAATCGTTCCTGATCTTGTCTGAAAAACTCGCCGGTACCATTCATATCCGCTTGGATACCACCCCAGTTTTGAACAGCATTATTCACTTTATCGCGTGTCTCTTTATCCTGACTGGCTTTAGATAATGCGATTAGCTTTTGTCGCTCTTCTATAGAAAGCTTGGTATTCTTAAGAATTTCCTCCCGTTCGAGTCTGTAACGTTCCTGCATGGCTTGCGTTTCCGAAAGCAATGATAAACGAGCTTGAAACAACCGCTGTTCCTGAGCTAGTTTTAATAACCCTAACTCTTGCTGTTTTTGCTGTTCCAGCAATTCAACGGCTTGCTTCTGCTCAGACTTACTTAATTCAATGTCATGAGCTGCATTGAACTTTTTACGGTTAAAGCTCTCTTCAAGTAACTGTTTTTCAGTTTTCTGGAATTCCTTGTAGTCTTCCAATTTCGTTCTAAGGGCTTGTTTGGCTATAGCAATATCATTATCGGCACGACGATTTATTTCCGCCTTTATTTCTGCAGTACGTTCCGGGCTAAAGTTTGCTTTATCAACATCCTCCAATCTTGCATTTCTATTATTATTAATCCGTCCGACTTCACTAGCCACCTCATTTTCAAGTGACCGTTGCAGATCCTGTTGACGTTCAAGTTGAGATTGAATATCACCAGCTGCTCTATCACTGCCCTTACTCGCACCACCTTTCACCTTGCTCTGCATCTTTGGCGATTGATGAAGCAACTTAAGAGACACTCCATCCTCAAAGATCACTTCACTGACATAACCACCACCCTTGCTGTCATACCATGTCTTGATATCTTTCACGGCGACATTGGTCGTGATCGGTGTGCCTTCAGGCATTGAAAAATCAATACCCTTATGAAATGAAGAAGCCCCTTTGGTAGGGGCTTTTCGTGGACCATAATTTGAACTGATCTTGTAAGATGACAATGGTTTGCCACCTGCTTGTAATCGGGCTAGATGTTCATTCGATACTTTCTGGCCAGACATTGAGCCACCATACCGAACATCAAGATGAGGACCCGTACCAATCCCTGATTTACCCGATACACCTACAAGACGTTTAGATAGTTTTTGCTGTTTAGATAGCTCGTTCGTAGTTTCCTTTAATGCTTTATTCTTGGCATCGATTACCTTTTTGTTTTCCTCATCAATAGCTAAAGCTTTTAAGCCTCTCTGATACAACTCATTCGTGATATCAACCCCTTCTTTTCGCGCCCAATTTGCAGTTTCTACCATTTGTTTTACTTGGTCAGGAGAATACCCTTTAGCAAGTAATCCTTTAGTAAGATATGCATCAAACTCACGATCGAAAAGAGAATCAGCATACTTCTTTTGTGCATTTTTAGCTGCTAATGCGGCCTTTTCATTCTCAGTTAAGGACTTAGTGTTTTTATCAACGCCAACAATGGCATTTTCAGCCTTATTACCTGCAAGCGTTACTTCTATACCAAATAAGTTATACGTTTGCTTGGTCTTGGCTGCAGTTTCTGCCGCTTCATCATAGGCATTCACTTGTTTGAGCAGTGCATCCATTAAATCAGAAGGAATCTTCTGATTCTTTAATTGCTCAATTGCTTCAGTATAGGAAATGGTACCAAGACGTGCTTTATTCGAAATTTCAGCTACTTTAGCATTACCTACAGCATAGTTCTGGATATTGATTAATGCTGAACCGACTGCTAATTCTTGTTTTTCCAAAGCTTTGTTTTGATCATTTATTGTCGCTGCTAAATCACCTAATTTTTCCTTACGTTGTTCATCATTTAGAGCCTTGATTTCTTCCTTAGTTAATTTTGCCGCTTCAGCCTGCTCTTTTAACTTTGCTGTTGCTTCTGCAGATTTACTTGAGAAATACATATAAGTAGCAGCCAAAGCTGTTACTCCTAATGTGATTGCTCCGATTGGGCCACCAATTAAGCCCCACGCTCCACTAACTAAACTTGCCATTGAAGCACTTTTACCCTGAGCTGCTGTGACCGCTTTGGTTGCTTTCTCTACATTATTGGCTGCAAGTACATATCTGGCGCTAGCAGCACTTGCTCCAAATTTAGCTTGTGTTTCGGCATTTGTTGCTCTTACATTCGCTAAATGTGCCTCAGCTTCAGCCAAGGCAGCTTTTGCACTTTCTATCGATTTTTGCTTTTGCAATTGGGTAGCTGCATTGTTAGCAACTAATGATCCTAATTTGGTATTTAAAGCTGACACTTGTGTTGCAATCGCTTTAGTGAGCAATGCTGTACCACCCAAGATCGCAACATAAGAAATTGATTCTAAATTTTCAGCTAAAACCTGAATTGAACCTGATAATGCTTGAGCTGCGCCGCTTCCTTGTCCAGCTTCGCCTACAAACTTAGTAATTTCATTATTAAGTAGAGTTAATGATTGTCCAATTGTAATATCAGTTTTAGCAAATAATGCATCTACATCATTTTGAACATTTTTAAGCGCTTTAACGATTTCTTGTGAAGTAATTTTCCCTTCAGCGGCTACAGATCGTAACTCACCTACAGTAATACCCATACCCTGAGCAATTGCTTTAGCTAATGCTGGGGTTTGCTCCATTACAGAATTAAGTTCTTCTCCACGCAACGTTCCACTTGCCAAGGCCTGCCCGAACTGAACTAAAGCAGCATCAGCAGCTTCTGCACTTGCACCACTAATTGCTACGGCTTTAGAAACTGTTTCAGTTAAACGTGCTGTGTCATCCATTGTGAGGTTTAAAGTTTTGGCATTATCACTAAAACGCTGGTAGACCTGTAGAACAGAATCCCATGCTGAATAGGTTTTTTGAGCAATTCGGAAAGTGTCTTCCGTTGCTTTATTTAGTTCAACTTGATTATTAGTGACCAACTTAAGACGGTTTTGGAGTCCTGTATAAGTGTCCATCTTAGAAATGGCAGCACTTACTGTTACTAGCCCAGCCATATACCCAGCTAGTGCTCGAGTAGCTACAGATAAGCCATCCATAGACTTAGAAGCATAATCACCTTTACGCTCAATGCTATCCAGTTCATTGCCTAGATTCCGCGCATTACGCTCTGCATTTTTAGCATCAATTACAATGACGAGACGTGATTCTTGTGCCATTTTTTACTTTCCTCTAGGCAATAAATACTCGCGAAAACGAGCTATAAAAATTGGACAAAAAAACCGACCTCATTTAGGGTCGGTTTATGCTTTAATTGCTGCGATGATTTCTGGTAATTTCCAGATTAGAATTGGTATAGAAAACAATATTAAAAAGGCTAGTATTGTTTGCCACAACCCATATTTTTCAATAGACACTTTCATAAGCTCCACTATTGGTTTAAAATGCTCCATATAGAATTATTTTTCCTCTTGCTTTCGTCGGTTGGTGGAAATGCAAAAACCCCAGTAGTTAGCGCTACTGGGGTTTTGTTTTGGGTATTAAAAAAGCACCCTAGGGTGCTTTTTTACTTCCAAGAAAATTATAATTTTGAAGCATCTGCACTTGCTTTACTATTAGGGTAATAACTCACACTAACCTGAGCAAATGAAATACTTGCAATTGCAATTCGGCTTAACTCAATAGTAGTGCTATTAGTTTTCCAAGTTACAGTCTTTTCATCACTAAACTGAGGTTTTCCATATTTTTGACTAAGCAACTTATTTAATGAGGCAAATTGCAGATTAATAATCCCAGCACTCTCTTTTTCATTGCTAGTAATTATTGTCTCTATTAGATGATCTGAATTATCAAAAATAAAATTAACCGTATATTTACTTTTATCAATTTCTAGATCTTCTATCTGCACCTTACTTAAACCAGAGTCATATTTCTTTGGTTTAATAATTTGCGCCTTGCCTTTTTCAGCCTTGACCACCTGCTCGGGATTCATTCCCCACTGAGTATTGCTGTAACCAAGCCCCTTAGCTAAAGCTATTACAGGAAATAAAACCAATGCCAATAATAAAATAAGTTTTTTCATATTAATCACTACAATGTAATACTTAATAAAATAAGAGCACTCATGCCATGAGTGCTCATGTTAATTACCAGTCCGCATTAGCTTTTTGCTGTGTTTTGATTTTTTCAGCCATTTCATCAGATGATTTATTTAATTCATCCATAATTATTTTAGCTGATGGATAATTTTCGGTAATAGTACGATTGGTTTCACTATAGCGAACTCCGCTAATTACCTGTGCTGGTTTATAGTGAGTAAGATTATCGTAACTTACTTTCATTTTCCCATCTTTTGTATCTACGCGCACTGTGAAATCTACTCGATCACCAGCAGTAACAGTCATACAATCAGCAAACCCAGAACAACGGTATGGCATATTACCTTTGCCAATAATTGAACCCGTAGTCTTATCCTCATACTGAATTACTGCATTTGCCGAGCGAAAAGCTGTAGCAAACCATTGACGTGCGCCATCATAAATTTGCCCTTGCTTTAATCCATCTATTTGATAAACCTTTTCAAATTTTACAGGTTCTGATGGTTGCTGAGGTGTGGTAGCACACCCAACTAATCCCAAACTCAATAATCCAGTAGCCAATAATTTTTTCATAATGTAATCCATTTGTTATTAATCTCACACAATTTAACAAATGGATAAAATAATGTCATCATGAAATTAAAAAGGCAGTTTGACCACTAGTCCGTGTGGTCAAGCCAGAATACATCCTCAAAATTTTCACACACACCTGCTTTTTTGAGTTCTTTATATATAAGTAAGGCTGTATCAACCTTGACAGAATGTCCTTGCTCAGCTCTTGTCACATAGTTTGATAAAACTCTGCTGCCACTAACAAAACCACATCGCTTTGATAGTTCATAAACCGTTAATCCTGCTTTTTCACGCAAACAGGCAACATTATTCTTTACTTCCATTGCTGCACCACAAGTTAAATTTTAAAATATTGTAGCACAATAAAAGATAATTACTATTTTTTGTGTTAGCACAACAAAAAGAATTGACACAATAAAAGATATTAAATAAGATGACTTCATCAAGGCTAAAAGCCATGAAAAAGAAAACCCCTTGCAGACGTCGAAATCAGGCAAGGGGTTTACGTCTAAACCAATGGAGATTTAAGACATGTCTAATATAGCACAAATCAACGATACCAAAATATCAATTGTTAACTTCAAATCTGTTCCAGTTGTTACTACAGCAATGCTTGCTGATTTCTATGGAACCGATACAGACAACATCAAACAAAACTATTCTCGAAATAAAGAGCGGTTTGTAGAAGGTAAACACTTCTTCAAAATTATTGGTGAAGAATTGAAAAAATTTGTAGGTGACTTAAAGTCACTTGCAAATTTCCCTGCAATTTCAAATAAAACTCGATCCCTTATCTTATGGACAGAACGAGGGGCTGCTCGTCACGCCAAAATGTTGGATACAGACCAAGCATGGGAAGTTTTTGAGCAACTTGAGGATTGCTATTTTGTCCGTAAAGAGATTTTAGCTAAAACCCACAAATCAGAACGTGAACCCCTAACCAATGCTGTAAATCTTCTTGTAGCTAAAACTAAGCATTTGAATTACAGCGATGCTTATAAATTAGTTCATCAGCGTTTCAATGTTCAGCATATTGATGAAATTCCATACGATGTAATACCTGTGGCTGTGGAGTATGTTCACCACTTAATTGCTATGTACAGCAAGGCTGAAAAACAAGGTTCTTTGTTTGATGAAGATCAATTTAAACTCCTTAAGAACCTTATTGATGCAATTATTACCCAAAACTTTGCGACTAGTCAGATCTATCGTGCAATACACATGCTTAACAATGAGCAAGGACACTACTTAGCAGAATATGCTTTTAAAACCAATATTGCAGTTCTAAAACTTACTCGGGCAATGGATTTAAGAGGACCTCTTAATAGAAAAATCATTAGTGATGATTTAAAAACCATAAGCTACACAACAGGTAATCAACATTATAGCGACCGTTGGTTTCATCCATTGATGGAAGCGGGAATGCTAGCGGGTGCTTTGCGAATTTCAGGTGGTTGGTAGTCTTTTAAGAAAAAGCCCTCCGGGGCTTTTCTCTACATAAAAACACCCTCATATTTGAGGGTAATTTAACAATTGGTTAATAAAGGCGCAATAAAAAACCACCATTACTAGTGGCTGTTATTTTTTACTAGACTTCTTATGCGCCTCATCCAAGAACATATCGTCGAGTGTAAAGATACAGTCATTAAAGATATGAGCAGCTACTGGTAAATCATTATGCTCTGCATAGACATTGATTGCCTGCTGATCTAATGATAACGGGATGCTCTGCTCGTACCGTCTGGATCTGCATATAGTGCTAAATGCCGAAAGAATGGAATCAGCCACATAAGAATATTCTGGCGGATCAGGAATACGACCACCTAAGAACTTGATTTGTTCGATTTCGTGCGGCGTTTTTGACGCATAGGTCTTTTGGTACTTATAGAGCTCGATGACTTTCCCAGAATTAAAGCCTTGTCCTTGTCGGCTTCTTCCTGAATCTTCTGGGCCTGTTCTTTAATGAATAGCCAGATTGAAATACCAATATCACCAAGATTAAGAAGCTTTGAGGCATTCTCAGGTGTATAAGGTTTTTCGGACTCGACCGTTTTACCGTCTACGATCTCTGCAAATACTACGCCCTTCCAGTCTTCGATTAAGTGGGCTGCGCATGCATCCATTAAAAGTTCATGGTAAAGCTTGGCATTTTCATCTTTGACCATCACATCATAGCCTTTAGACGAGATCTGGTTTCCTGCTCGTTCAATCGCTACCTGAAAAGGTTTATAGGCAATACCACGGACTTTGAACTCTGCCTGTACTTCGCCATCAGCCCCCTTGTATTCACACCATTTTGATACGTCCGAGCTTTTAATAATTCCGACTTTTAAAGCCATAACAACCTCTAATTTTTAGAAATAAAAAAGCCCATGGGATTCCATAGGCTTTGTTACTGAATAAGCTGATTACACAAGAGCACGTACAATCGTTGGCGCTGTACGAACTTGGGCAAAGTTGATGTCTACTGTAATGATGTCATCACCCCCACCATCCGGGTGATTAGCTTCCATCACTTCTAATTGAGGGAAGTTAAACGAGTATTTACTGCCTTTGCTGTCTCTAATATCAAAGGTCAGTGTAAATACATCACGGGTTTTAATGGCATCAATCCAACCTGCTGAAGTTGACGAGAACATGAAAGAAGCATTCGCTTCAATATCCATCATCTTTTCAATGTAGAACTCTGGTGTGTACTTGCCTGAGCCGATACAACGGATTGCTTCAAGGTTATTGTTAATAGAAATGGTCAAAGACTGTAGACATGCTTTGCCTTGAATTGACTGGCCGTTTACAAGCAAGTTTTCCACGTTCGGCATACTGACAAGCGGACGAGTCGAAGCTGCAACCGGATTCACTACAGGGTTCGTTTGCTGACGAGTAAACGAGCTACCTACTAAACCAAAGTTACCAGTGATCTTCCCGGTTGTTTGAATGGTAATTTCACCAGAATTGACCTGCACACCACGGTAGATAAACACCTGCCCAATATCTTCAAAAACTTTAACCAGCGTTAAAGACTTACGTACATTACCGCCAATGGTTAAGCTATTCGTTGCCCAGTTATTAAATGCTAAAGCACTTAAGAATAAATCAAAGGTACCAAGTGACAATTCAAACTCTAACTGACCAGCAACTTCCGCTTCAGTAACTACACCGCCTTGACGGAAACGTGAGTCTACTACTTCGCTGCTTTCTTCAGTAGAGACATTTTCAGATAGGCCATCCGTTATACGGCGAACCGTGTACCAAATTGGGTTTGCTGGAGTCGTCCCTAATACTGCTTCCTCACAAGCATATAATCGAATTTTTGCGCCTGAACTCATTTATAGTTCTCCAAAATTTAGGCATAAAAAAACCCGCTTTATCTGCGGGCAGTTATAAAAAATGGGCGTAAAAAAACCCGCTAAAATAGCGAGTTGTTAAAGTGTTTCGTCTGTGTCTGAGATTTCTGGCGGTTCTACCCCAACCATTGCAGCAGCTACAGCCTCGGATAAGTTTGTAGGTTGGAAATCAAAAGGTGTTTCAGTTGTAGGTGGCTCAGGCTCTGGTTCAGGTTCTTCATGCAAGCGAATATCAATCCAGCGACCTTCTGGAATATCTATAGGTAATTCCAAGTCTGCAACTACAGCAGCAAGTTCAAAATCAAACTTACGTTTGTAAGTCTTGATGGATAGATCACCATTTTCTAAGGTGTCATACACTACAGCGACAATTGTGTTGCCGTTTGCGTCTTTAGGTACTTCGATATACCAACCTTCTTGAGCAAAGCCTAAAGAGCCTTTAAGTAAATAGTCGCCTACATCGACTTTCTTAAATTCAATAGGCTGCTTTTCTGCATCACTATTTAGCTCAATATGATCCTTAAATAACTTCACAACTGGTGATGCTGACTTTAAGAATCCATTTGCATCGACTGAGGTATTAAAACTAGTTTTAAAATGCCCCCATGGTGACCAGACATCATTTCCTGCACCATATCGATAATAAAGAAGTCCTCCAACTACTGACTTAAACATTTGCCAAGAATAAGTTCCGTATGAGTTTGACCCCAAATATGACATTAATGATCCATATCGATTCGGCATATTTAAAGGGTTATTTACATTACCGCCCTGCCAATCACCATTCGAAATAAATGCAAACTTGTTATCGCCGAGCGCAGCAACCCATTGAGAGACTGATACCTTGTCAAATAATTCACTAGTTTTGCTACCCGAGAATCCTTGTGTACCATTATCACCCAACCCAAGAACTAAACGAGCACCTGCTGCAGAAGAAGCACCCGTTCCACCTTGTGCAATAGAAAGCACTGTAGTTAAGCCTTTGAGTTCAGTAATGTCAGTATTTACACCTTTTTCAGCAGCACCAAGATTATTTCGAGCTTCTGCTGCAGTGGTTGCCCCTGTACCACCTTGAGAGATTGCCGCTGTTCCTTGGACTTGCGAAAAGTTGGGTGCTAGATTGGGAATGCCCGACGCGAATGGCAGCATAAATTGCCGCTTGCCCTGAGCTGAGTTATAAGGGAATGGCCGATGATCCCAACTAAATTTAAAAACAAGATTTGCCATTATGCTGTTACTCCGTCAATCACTTGGAAAGTCAAAGTTTCGGTGTGTTGAGTGTTGCCGCTTACTACCGCTTTAATATCCATTTGGCACAAACCAACGGGCCAAGCAGCTGTGCTTGCTCCAGATTTCACATTAAGCCAACCCTTTTGTGTGCTCTGGCTTAAAGCTGCACAAGTCAAAGTTGCAACCACTGTTCCATCCACCAACGATTTAACTTGCGATGTAAACGTGTAGCCTGTTAGATCGATGGCACGGCGAACATCATCAGGTGGATACTGCAGGGTTTCATCCATATCAACCAGCTGCAAGTTCAAGTTGAATGTGTCACCACGCTTAAAAACAAAATTGCTCATAAGTGATTCCTATAGACATAAAAAAACCACCGATGAGGTGGTAGTGAAAGATTGGTTTGTTATGTGCTTTAGTTAACTAAAAAACTTATTGATACATTGTATTGAATGAAGTCAGCATCTTTACCCGCATAAATAGATTGGCCATTCAAACATTCTAAGTGTTCGATTGTGAAATATTCAAAATGAGCAAGTAATGCATCACTCAATTTTGTGATTTCAATTATTCCTGAATTGGGACGTGCAAAGCATTGAATCATGATATTACCGGTACGGCGAGTACATGGCTTATCTGCAATGCCAGAAGTAAAACTGGGACCACCTGCAATCGTTAAGCGGCACCAAACACCATCTTTAGGTACATTAAAGCCTGGTAAATTTGGATACTGGATTCTGTCTTGCGTAATACCTGTAAAGCTTTGCATGCGATCAATAATAGCTTGCCTTGCCTGCTCTAAAGTCATTGCCATTTTAGCCACCGTACTTTTGAGAAATAAAATTAAACGTGAGGCCATAAATACCTTGCGGCGCTTGATCAGACCAACCGTTTTCTAAGCGCTCAGCATAAGGCTGGTTATTCTGTATGTAGACCAAATTGCCCAATTTAATCTTTACAGCTTGAATAGCAGCATCTTGAATTGGGTTAGTTTCAGGTCCACGTATGTCATAGTCACCAGATCCAACCGAAACAATATGTGAAGCACGGTATGCTCCAGTATCAACAGGACTTGAAACCACTAAAGACTGAACAGCATCCATTGTAATTTTCTTTACCTTTTCCTCTGCTGTTTTAGCCACATCAAAACTAAATTCAGTTGGCTTTTTCCCCTTCCATCCCATCATTCACCTCGCTTTCCTCATACATCTTAAAGAGATCCTGAGCGATCGCCTGAATTGAATAAGCTTCAAACTCAGAGCTCGGTTCTCGTTCACCCATGAGCTTTTTAATCTTTTGCCAGATATGAACAGCTTCATGTAAAAGCAATCCATAAACTTGAATTTGATCTTTCTCTGACGTATCCCCGATCTGGACAATCACATATGCACCATCAGAAAAAGTACTAACCTGTGCATCTGCTCCCATATCCAAAAATTGATCGGCTTTATCCATATCTTCAAATAACAAATCCATGTGTAGTTGATTTCGAGCAAGCGTGTACTGCACATGTTGGAATGGCGATATATACCATTCAGGAAAATAATCAGAATTAACCATGGTTTAACCTGTTAACTCGGTAAAGGCGTTTCAGTCGCTTCTCTACCATCAAATGAGTTATGAATAAAAATGCCATCCTCATATTTGGGATGGCATTTGCAATGAAATGTTGAATGGTGTTTTAAATCATTTTCAGGTATCACCTGAACGCTGTCATAAACTTCAAGTGCAGTCCAAGTCATTTTTGCTCCAATAAAAAACCCACCGAAGTGGGCTTTGAATTATTCAAAAAGTGGTATTTCGCCTCTAAATTGTGGAAACTCTAATAATGCTATTGCTCTAATTTCCTCTGCCAGAACGGAATCACCATCATTATGTTTTCCAATATTAAGATAATAATTTTTATGATTGTGTATATGATAAATAATCCATTCACCTGTTAGTTTTCCGTTTTCTATACGATCCAGATATTGCTTACTAGAGCTTAAGTAAGCCAACTTTGAAACTTTTTCATTTAAAGTTAAATTGGGATCATTATAAATATCTATAAAATCCTTATAAAAATTGGGGTTTGAATTGATCTGACTCTTAATATTTAAAGACATTGAACTTAACCCGATTTGTTCAAAGTGTTTATGCCACAAACCCTTCAATGGCATATATTTAAACAGAGTAGGTGGTTTCATTCTTTTGTAATTTATATCTGGATTTTCTAAGTTCCTCATTTCACTTAAGATCATATCTATATTAGCCCCCCTAAAGAATGCATAGAACATTTTTATTAGGAAAACTGAAGTAAATCTTGATTCGGTAATTTCTTCAAAATCACTATTCATAACTAAATGGAAAAATAAATGAACTTCATCCTGAAGATGGTCATTATTGGCTTTTATATTTTCATATATTTTTTCGACTCTACTCATAATATCCCCCTGCTCAGAGGGATATTAGATCAAGTATTTAAACCTTTCTCAACTGACATTTCCAAATAGTTGCAGCGGGATCCTGTTGAATGTGTTTGACACGAAAAGTACCTAAGGCTGTTAGCCATTCATCATCTATTTTCGGCACCATGGTTACTTCATTCTGCAGCACTGTAGCCTTTTTATCTGTGGCCAGCACTCCAAGTGTCTGAATCTCATATTGACTGTATGAGCCAAACAGAACGCCACGACCAGAATAGTTTTCTTTAACTTCAACATGAGTTTCAGTCTTAGGATCCCAATTTGTTTTTGATATCCGTTCACACGTAAAGGTATGAACGGCGTCCGCTAAATCATCATTAAATGCTTCAGCAATATCTTCCTGAATTTCGTCACGTAAACTCATTAGATTTTCCTGACAAAAAATACAGCTTTTCGTTTGCTGTAAGGCTTAATCAAATCAAGAATGAATTGCTCAATCGCACTAAGCTTTACTGATCCGTCCTGATATTCCTTTTCGGTCTCAACCGTATCTGCTTTGACTTTCTTACGTTTTAGTGCCTGTTCCTGCCCTTGATATAGATCACCTTTCATAATGCCCTTGATGATTTGATAGGAGGCTGTTTTTAAAGGTTCAGGTACTTGGGTAACGTCTTCATAAGGCTTTACGTTACGTGCTAACAGATATGCATCAGCCATTTGGAGGAATTGAGCCTTATCACTGACAGATAAAGCATCAAAGCCTTCAACATGTTCTATCGCTTCTTGTTCAGTGATAAAGCTCATGGTTTATTCCTTTGGAATTAATGCTAAAAGTTCTTCTTTTTTAGCGCCTGCTTCAAATGCAATGCCTTTTTCAGTCAAGACCGCACGCAACTCATCTACTTTGAGGCCTGCATAGTTAATTGGTTGCGGTTGAGTATCACTGGGCTTTTGGCCATCTTCAGGAGTTTGACCACCTTCACCTACTTCCAGTTCAGCAATACGTGCTTTCATTGCCTCAGGATCATTTTGAAAGGCAATAAATTCACCTTTTACAGTTGCCAGTTGTTCTTCGAGCTCAGCAATTTTTGTTTCTGTCATTTGTTGTCTTTCCCGTGCACGGTTAAATGATGAAAGTCCCATTTATGGATCTCCAAATAGTTAAGGCGGTATTACCCGCCTTTTTGTTATTTGATCTTGTGCTTGAATGCCACAATACGGATCTGTTTAGGATCGTAGACACGTTCCCAGTTTGCAGCTGTTGCTAGACCAGCGTTATTAGGAGCAATACCTGTATCGCCTGCCCACTTAATGCCGCGAGGATGTAGCACAAAGTGACGGCGGTTAATAAGAATGTCAGTACCCGCTAAACTATCACGGTCAGTCTCTACACCAACCGGTGCTCCAATATCTTGGAAACCAATCGCACCTTGGCCAAACAAGAAAGAGGTAAAGACATCACCTTCAACCGGCATACCATCATCAACGATCACACGACGGTCCATAAAGGTTTTGTAGAGAACCACACCATCAGCATCTCGAACAGTTTCGATTAAGCCTTGCTTAGCTAAAGCCGCCATGGTTGCCGAGTGCATTGCAATTGCCGTTAATTTATCTACGGCATCACCCAACTTATAAGAAGCATCAACAAAAGATACCCCATCAATTACAGCTGCAGCTCCAGTTCCAGCCGAAATATCATGGGTATTACCTGCCATGCTGGCCGCCCCGAATACACCTTTAAGGGTATTTACGGTAAAACCTTGAAACTCACGCGACCAGTAATCTGCCACCAGATCACCAACCGCACCAAGTGGATCGTCACCAGATAATGCTTTAGCCAAATCATTAGCGCCCCATGCTTTACCACGTGCATGAAGAATCGCAATGTCCTTGCCTGAAGTGATGTTATTTACAGATAAAGGTTTTGAATCTGAAAGTACTTCTGACTCACCGCTTAAATCATTCCAGAATGGGATATTTACTGTAGTACCACCCTCTGTTCCGAAAGCTACATCTACATCTAAATCTCCAACAATGCCAGACTGCCATAATGCAGACTTTTCGGCAGTTTTATTTAATACGTACGGAGTGAATAACTCGGGTACGATTACATCAGCAATTTTTGTGTCGCCCATTAGGCTTTACTCCTTAAAGTTTAATACCGTGTTTTGCCGCTAGCTCTTTAGCTAGTTGCGGATTTTCATTACGTAATTGCGCCAATTTGGTCATATTTACCGAGCCATCTGCTTTGAGAATGTCTGGCTGACCTTTTGAATTGTTACTACCTGGTGCGCCCATACCATTTGGTTTTGGCCAGAAATACGGTTTTTGCTCACGTAGAGACTCAACCCACTCTTTTGGAGTCATCGGAGTCTGACCGTCTTTACCAATCACCACTTCGCCGTTTTCATCAACTGCCACAGCTTTGCCGTTTTCATCTAATGCGAACTTTGACTGAGCTAAAAAGGCGATATCAGGAGTCGCTTCTGGCAATGCTTCAAGTTCAATAGCAGCCTGTACAATTTGGCTCTGAATCACTGATTGCTTGAACTTTTGTGCATAAGCTTCGGCTTTATCAGCACGTTCTTTTTCAGCCTTCAGTAACTTTTCATGTTCTTCACGCATCTTCTCGGTACGCTTCTGAATCACTTCGTTAACCTTGCCTTCCGCGATTAATTTGGCTTCTTCGTCTTGGTCAATTTGAGCAAAGACTTTCTTAACAATTTCAGGATCTATTCCTTCAAATTGTTTCTGAAGTTTTTGAAGTTCCAATTTTGCATTCTTAGCAGCATCTCGCTCGCTTTGAAGTGCAGATTTCAAACCTTTTGGATCTTCATAGCCTTCTAAATCAAGGCGAAACTTCCCGTTTTCCTCGACATATAAAGCTCGGTGTTCTTCTTTGATTGCATCAAGTGAATCAACAATAAATGGCAATGACATGTTCAAACCTCTCGTTTGATTTGGGTAAAGCCTTATCTCAAGGCATTAAAAAAGCACCCGAAGGTGCTAAGGTTAAAAATTAAGTTCTAATTGATGAGTGCAATTGCTTTTAATCTTTCAAAAGTAAAACCATAAATTGCCATGGCTCTTGAAATCTTAATTTGAAGAAATGGCACCAGAATTAATTTTGTGCTCAGAATATATTGAGCATCTGACATAGTGAATTGCTTTTCAGACATTTGTAATACCTTTCGCTACATTTCCTTTGTTTGATTTGGCCTTGGAGCATCACTCACTAAGCGAACACCATGAGCACCATATGCTTCAAAAGTTACAGTAATTGTTGCGGGTCCATTTAAGGCATCAGAATTCATCTGTACTGCTCTTTGTCCAGCTAGAGGTTGTCCAGTTTCTTCATCACAAATAACCAGATAACCTTTCAAAGTAGGGTGACGCTTTAGCACTAAATGTCTTGACTCACTCATAAGCCCAACTCCTTAAAGGTTTGCTCATCCAACTTTCGAAGTTGGTCCAATGTGTATAACCGCCCCTCTGGATCGAAGAACTTATCAAAATCAAATTTCCCTTCTTTATAAAGTTTGTACCTCTTTGGCCCTAGCCACTCTTTTTGGAAGAAGTTATCTGTCTTCATGAAGAACTCTTTGAATGTGGTGTTTGCATCCAATTGCCCTATTAATTGGCTGCGCTCATCTTTCGGGATGTCTTTAACTCTACGTTCGTCCATTACAAATGGCCGTTCACCGATAAGTTGACCATCTTTTTTAACTGGTACTAGTTCGCTGCGACAATTAGGATGCAACGGCGGTACACGTTTTGCCGGATCATCAATCCTCCAGACAGTACCGTCTAAATGAGCACAAAGCTTAGATGTTCTTCCATCCAATACACTAATAAAACGAACATACTCAAAACCTAACTGCTTGAAAGTATCTAAATACGTTTGATTAGCAACATGACTACGAACTGTTCTTACGGTACGTTCAATATCCGTCTTAGAGCTACTTAAAAGCCCATCCTCATAATTAAGCCGCTTGGTGCCGCGAATACGCTGAACTATTTCCTGATTTGTTTTACCTGAGTTAATGCCATCCCGAATTGCATATTCAACTTTTTGGCGTGCAGTCTCAGCAATCTTGGAAAGAAGATCATCAACTAATGCTCCACCTACTAAGGGTACTTTTTTAGCTGCTGTATATAGCTTTTCACCATTTGGCTTTTTGATCTTGCCGCCATATAGCTTCGCCGTATAATTAGCTTCATAAACAGCCAAGGCAGTAGCAGAAACAGCGAAAGCTTCAGGTAATGCAGTGTTTATTGCAGTAAACCACTGAGCAATCAGATCACGAACTTCCTTCAGATTTGACGTTGTGTACTGTCCACTTGCTAGAGCCATCTTTTCAGAATCATTTAATTCATCAAGCAAATCCCGAAGCTTTGCCAACATTAATGCTGACTCATCATTAAAGATTTTTAATAGCTCATTAACAGATTGAGAAGACACCCGATATAAATACGCCTGATGTTGGGTAAGTACTTCAATCAATGATTTATCTTCTTTTGAAGCCATACATCACCTCTACAAAGGAGTGTTATCTCGCTCTATTTCTACCCGCTTCACTTCTTCCTGATAGTCGTGAGCTGGTAATTTACCTGTCATCAGGTATTCCCAATATGTGCGGAAAGAGTTTTTCCCTGAAATAGCACCCTCATAAAGCTGTTTTGCAAGATTAATATCCGTGACCTGCACAATAAACTCAGGTTCAACCGTAAATGAATATTTTGTCGAATCCAGCTTTAACCACTGCGCTGCATACTTAATGGCTTGTTCAATTGCTGC